AGCAGATACCTCTAAGGGCACATGTTTTGCTCCTAAGGCCGAAATTCAATATCCTGGTGCTGCAATCCGACGCCATTGCCAAACACAAGCTATGGCAGATCCTAAGATGACTAAGGACTGGATTATTGCACACGTTGGATCATTACGAAAATTTGCTGAAAAGTCAGACAGACAAAGTAAACGAGCACTATTCCGTCCTAACGTTCTTAATGAAAAGGATCGTGGTTCGTCTGCGGCAGCACTATATCATCTCAATAAACAAAGAGCCACCAAAGGACTTCCTTCTGTCATCTCAAATTCATATGGTAAAACCAATGAAGAGCATGATCCAGAAAATGGAGTTCATATCACGTATTCAAACATTGGTCCTAAAGTAAAACCAACGCCACATGGTCCAAGAGAAGTTCCAGAAAATATCAAAAGAGATTCACTGCGAGTACAACAGACAGTAACTGCCACGGATAAGGCAGGAAATCATCTGGTCAATAGAGAAGGCAATCATACACCTCCCAAAGGGTCGTATATGGTCATCAGTGCCAAAAGAGGTGGCGATACAGATCAAGCTTATCAGAAACATACCAAAGCCCTTAAGTATTGGTCTGCAGGGATTCCAGAGCATAAGTGGTCAGAGCAAGAAAAAGCAAAACCCGAAAAGGGACATTATGATGGTGAAGGGAAACCCACAACACCTGATAAAGCACACTATGGACATAAGACACTAACTGATGAAACAGGTGGTAGGGTTAGATTCAACTATCAGATGCAGCATATCCTACATCCACGACTTGTTCCTGTAGGTAAAAACGCAGATGGTTCTCCTCATATGATTCCTACAGATTCTCGATTCAAAGACGAGGAATTTCTACCTAAGAAAAGATTCAAAGCTCCTAACGGAAAGAATGCTGGACCTATCCTTGTGACAACTCCAACTCATTCGACATCCAACAAGCAGCATCATACCTCGTTTACACATCATGTAGACAATGAAACCGTACAACAGATTAAACGGAATGGTGGTGTTCATGAGATCGACAAGCCAGAAGATCAAATGACAGCTAAAGGAAAAGACTATCAAACCTCTGCTCCTATAGCTAAGCCTATGCAGACCATCGTTCATTCTACCAAAGGGAAACATACTATTATACCAACGAAAGTATAAAAATGAAATCTTTTAAGCAGTTTCTTGATAAAAGAGTTCTAACCGTATCTGCTCTTGCCAAAAAGCATGATGTTGACAAAGACTATATTGAAAAACAACTTAAAAAAGGTATCAAAGTAGAACACGAACATACTACCAAACTTAAAGTTGCTCGACAGATTGCATTGGCTCATCTTGGAGAAGATCCAGATTATTATTCCAAACTCAAAAAGATGGAAAAAGAAAAGATACACACAACATAAAGGATATAAGATTATAGAAAGATTAGAAAAATAAAATGAGCATAGGTTATCAAGGAAATCCAAATTTACCAAGAACTGATTATAAACACAACTTTACTCAACACGAAATTGATGAGTTTATAAAATGTGCGAATGATCCTATATACTTTGCTAAAAAATATATAAGAATTGTAAATGTCGATAAAGGATTAGTGCCTTTTGAGATGTGGGATTTTCAAGAAAAAATGATTTTGAATTTCCATCAAAATAGATTCAGTATCAATCTTTGTCCTCGTCAGGTTGGAAAAACTACAACTGCAGTAGCATTTTTGTTATATTATATATTATTTAATGAAAATGTCAATGTAGCTATTCTGGCTAATAAATCATCAACTGCTCGTGAAATTATGGGTAGACTTCAATTGGCTTTTGAATATTTGCCTTTATTTCTAAAGCAAGCTGTGGTCGAATGGAATAAGGGCAATATACAACTAGCAAACGGGTCTAAAGTTCAAGCTGATTCAACTTCAGGATCATCAATTCGTGGTAGATCGTTTAACATAATATTTTTGGATGAATTTTCGTTTGTTCCCGCAAATATAGCAGAATCTTTCTTCAATTCTACTTATCCTACGATTTCATCTGGTAATACTACAAAAGTTATTATTGTTTCTACTCCCAATGGTATAGGTAATCTCTTTTATAAAATATGGAAAGATGCCGAAGATAAAAGAAACTTATATGTTCCTTTCTCTGTTCATTGGTCTCAGGTTCCTGGACGAGACGAAAAATGGAAAGAAGAAACAATTAGAAACACTTCTCCGGAACAGTTTGCTCAAGAATTTGAATGCCAATTCCTTGGTTCAAATAACACTCTAATAAGTGGAACCAAACTAAGATCCTTGGTATGGCATGATCCTCTACGCAAGGACATGGGTGATTGTTTACATATTCATAAAGATCCCGAAAAAAATCATACTTATGTTATGACTGTAGATGTCGCAGAAGGTCTCAATCAAGATTATTCCACGTTCTCTATTATCGATGTCACAACTTTCCCATACAGACAGGTAGCCAAGTATCGTAACAATAAGATAGCACCTCTCCTACTACCCACTGTTATTCTTCAAGCAGCTAGAATGTATAATGATGCTTTCGTACTGGTAGAAATCAACTCTATTGGACTTCAAGTATCTGACATTCTACATCATGAATTAGACTATGAGAATCTGATCAAGATTGAAATGAAAGGTAAACAGGGACAGCAACATACACCTGGATTCAAAAAGAAGATTGCCTATGGTCTTAAGACTACCAAACAAACTAAGGCTATTGGATGTGCTAACTTAAAGACATTGGTTGAATCAGATAAACTTATTATCAATGATTATGATACTATTCAAGAACTTATGACATTCTCTGCCGATAAACAGACATTCAAAGCAGAAGAAGGAAACAATGATGACTTGGCCATGACTCTGGTACATTTTGGATGGTTGACTGGTCAGAGATACTTCAAAGAAAATATTAATAATGATATCAGACAAGCTCTACAACAGGAACAGATGAATATCATGGATCAAGACATTGTTCCATTTGGTGTGATCGATAATGGTGTAGATGATTTTGAAGATCCTATGATGGATGCCAAAGAGAGATGGACCAATGTCAGAACATCTCAGAACCCATTTGATATGACTGAATGGGACATACTTAGTAATAAGCATAGACTATAATAGATATTCATTGAAACGGCTACATAGCCATTATATCAGAGATTTCAGTGTTGTCAAGTGAAAAAGTGATGAAAAAAGTCAAAAATCTAAATAACTATACGATAAAATAATAACCTCTTTGAAAGGGAGTATATAGAAATGCCATTTTTTCTTTCACCTGGCGTTAATGTTTCTGAAATTGACTTAACTACGATTGTTCCTGCCGTTGGAACTACTGAAGGTGCCTTTGCTGGTCCTTTCGTATGGGGACCTATGAATACAATTGTTTCAATTGGTAACGAAGTAGAACTAGTTAATACATTCGGTAAACCTGATGCAAATACATTCCGTTCTTTCTTCTCATGTTCTAACTTCCTCTCTTATGCTAGGAATCTTCGTGTTGTTCGTGCTGCATCTAACACTGCTGCTAAGAATGCTGTTGCTAATAGTGCTTCCGGTCTTCTCATTCAAAACAGAGATGATTATGATCTAAACTACTACGATCTATCTGCATCTAGTTCTTATGGCATGTTTGCTGCTCGTTATCCTGGTGCTCTTGGTAACTCTCTCAAAGTTTCTCTATGGGCAAAAGCAAATTCAAACACTCAGACATGGGGAAGTGATTGGACTTATGCCGCGGAATTCAATAGTCCTCCAGGCACATCAGTTTTCGTTGATAACGTAAATGGTGCCAATGATGAAATGCATATCATCGTTCTCGACGAGGATGGTAAGTTTACAGGAGTTGCTAATACAGTTCTAGAAAAGTTCCCATATCTATCAAAGGCTTCTGATGCTAAGAATGATGACGGATCTTCAAATTACTATGTCAATGTAATCAATGACAGGTCAAGATACATCTATGTTCTTCATCATGCTATTAATGCTAATGGTGTGGCTAATACTACAACTTGGGGTACTCCAGCATCAAATACTGCATATACACAGGGTCTAAATGAATACACAGCAGCCCTCAAAAATGGTGCAGATGGTCTACCTACTGATGCTAATCTTATTCTTGCTTATGATAAATTCTCTAATGCCGAAGAGGTAGACGTATCACTCATCATAACTGGTTCTGCTAATACTACTGTTTCTGAATATGTACTAGAAAACATTTCAGGATCAAGAAAAGACTGTGTGACCTTCATTTCACCAGATTTCGAAAACGTTGTTAATAATGCTGGAAATGAAGTAGATAAATGTATTGCTAAAAGAAATCAATACAATTCTACATCTTATGGTGTGATGGATAACAACTGGAAACTACAATTCGATAAGTATAATAACGTTTATCGTTGGGTTCCACTAAACGGTGACATTGCTGGTCTTTGTGTTCGTACAGACTTCGAAAGAGATCCATGGTATTCTCCTGCTGGTTTTAATCGTGGTCAGATCAAGAATGTTGTTAAGCTTGCTTGGAATGCAACCAAGGGCAACAGAGACGATCTATACAGCAATGGTATCAATCCTGTTGTTTCATTCCCTGGTGAAGGTGTTGTTCTATATGGCGATAAGACCATGCTTACCAAACCATCAGCATTTGATCGTATTAACGTAAGAAGGCTCTTTATCGTACTTGAAAAGGCTATTGCACGAGCAGCTAAGTATTCACTCTTTGAATTCAATGATGAGTTTACAAGAGCCCAGTTCGTTGCTCTAGTTGAACCATTCTTAAGAGACGTTCAAGGCCGCCGTGGTATCTATGACTTCCGTGTTGTTTGTGATACTACCAATAACACACCAGAAGTATTGGATAGAAACGAATTCATTGGTGATATCTACATCAAACCTGCCCGCTCTATCAACTTTATCCAGTTAAACTTCATTGCTGTTAGAACTAGTGTTGCATTTGAAGAGGTAATTGGTAAATTCTAAGTCATAAGAAAAGTTGAGTGGGATACAATATTCCTACTCAACACACTCAAGTTTATATAAATAATAATAAAAGAAATCCTAATAAGGAGTTTAGATAAGATGACTTTTAGAGTCCAAGAATTTAGAGCACAAATGAATTATGACGGTGCTCGTCCCAACTTGTTCAAGTGTGATTTAACATTCCCCACACTAACACAAGGTCAAGGAGCACAGAATAAGTTTTCGTTTATGGCAAGAGCAGCCCAGCTTCCAGGTTCAACTGTAAATCAGATTCCACAATTTTATTTCGGCCGTGAACTCAAGTTTGCTGGTAATAGATCATTCCCAGAATGGACAGTAACCATTATTAACGATGAAGATTTTAAGATCCGTGATGCATTTGAAAAGTGGATGAGCGGTATGAATTCTCACGTTGGTAACCTTCGTGATCCATCATTTATCAAGGGTGATGGTGGTTATCAGCAGGACGGTTTCGTATCACAATATAGTAAAAATGGTTCAATCCTTAAGAAATATAAGTTCGTTGGTTTGTTCCCAATCGACATTTCACCAATTGAACTTGACTGGGGAGCTAACGATACAATTGAAGAATATGCAGTAACATTTGCTTATCAATGGTGGGAGTGGGTAACTGGTAGTAATGGAGCAACTACTGATTCTGTTGGTGCTAATGTTCCAACAAGTCCTTTATTACCTCCAACACCATAATATTAGTGTCATATATAGGAATGAAGGTTAATTCTTTCATTCCTATTTTTACTATGAAAACATAAAGGATATAATCGGTGGCAGTCAAACTTTTTGGATTCGAACTTCCTATAGGTCGCAAGAAAGACGATCCTCAACAAGAACCAACACAAAAAACATTTGCTTTACCCCAGAATGATGATGGCGCAGTTACTATTCAATCTGGTGCGTATTATGGAACTTATGTTGATTTAGATGGTGTTGTTAGAAACGAGATCGAACTTGTTACCAGATATCGTGAAATGTCAATGCAGCCAGAACTTGAAACTGCTGTAGATGAAATTGTTAACGAAGCAATTGTTGCAGATGATGCTGGAAACTCTGTAGAAATCAATACAGATGATATTGAAATTGATGAATCAGTTAAAGAAAAAATTAGAACCGAATTTGATAATGTACTAAGACTTCTTAATTTCGGTAATATGGGTCATGATATTTTCCGTCGTTGGTATATTGATGGAAGACTTTTCTATCACTTGGTAGTTGATGAAAAAAATATGGCAGCCGGCATTCAAGAATTAAGATATATTGATCCTCGGCGTATTCGTAAGATCCGTGAAATTCAAAAGGCCAAAGATACTCAAACTGGCATGGAGATCATCAAGACCACCAAGGAATACTATCTTTATAACGAACGTGGTGTTATTGGTGCTCATTCAAATCTAGGTACCAAGATTGCTGTTGATTCTGTAGTTAATGTCAATTCTGGTCTTATGGATGCCAAGAGAGCCATGGTGCTTTCTTATCTTCATAAAGCAATCAAACCACTTAATCAGTTACGTATGATTGAAGATGCCACAGTTATTTACAGGCTGTCTCGTGCTCCCGAACGTCGTATATTCTATATCGATGTTGGTAATATGCCCACTGTTAAGGCAGAGCAGTATCTTCGTGATATCATGGTCAAGTATCGTAACAAACTTGTTTATGATTCTACTACAGGCGAAATTAGAGATGATAGAAAACATCT